ACGCATACGGCATTGCTCGGCCTGACACAGTTCGCATTCAGCCAGCGACCAGCTGGGATTTGGAAACGTGGGGCGAATACTTGCTGGCGTGCAACGAGGACGATGGCAAGATTTACGAATGGCAGCTTGGCACAGGTACGCCCGCTGCGGTTTTGTCTAACGCGCCGACAAGCAATCTTGGTTGCGTTGTAACTGAGGAGCGTTTTTTGTTTGCGCTTGGCGCGGGTGGCAATCCTCGCAAGGTGCAGTGGTCTGACCGTGAGGATAACAATTCATGGACGCCAGCCGCTACAAACGAGGCGGGTGATCTTGAGCTAAACACGTCCGGCGCATTGATGAAGGGCTTGACTGTTGCCGGGCAAACCTTGCTTTTGACAACCCGCGATGCCCACGTTGCTAACTACATTGGCCCGCCATACGTTTACGGCATTGAGCGCGTTGGCACGTCTTGCGGGCTTGCAGCAAAACAGGCTGCCGTTGTTGTGGATGCTGGTGCATTCTGGATGGGCGTTAATTCGTTTTACGTTTACACGGGCGGTCAGGTTCAGGAGTTACCCTGCGACGTGTCAGATTACGTCTTCAACGACATTAACCGTGGCCAGATCAGCAAAGCGTTTGGCATGTCTAATTCCATGTTTGGCGAGATTACTTGGTTTTACCCAAGCGCGGCATCAACGGAAAACAATCGTTATGTGACGTTTAACTACACAGAAAACACATGGTACATTGGCGAGCTGGCCCGCACAGCTGGCGTTGACCGCAGCGCATTCCGCCAGCCAATGATGGCTGACCCAGCGGATTACAAGATTTACGAGCATGAGATTGGCTTTGATTACGGCTCACTAACGCCGTTCGCCGAAAGCGGTCCGTTCCGCATTGGCGCTGGGGATCAAGTTATGAGCGTGACTGAGCTTCTGCCGGATGAAAAGTCGCAAGGTGACGTAAATGCCGTCTTTAAGACGCGCTTTTACCCGAATGGCACTGAGCGGTCATACGGGCCTTACTCCATGAGCAACCCGACATCGGTGCGGTTTACCGGGCGTCAGGTGCGGATGCGCGTTGAGGGTCAGCGCTTATCTGACTGGCGCGTTGGCATTAATCGGCTTGAAGCTGTTGGCGGTGGCCGTCGATGACGCAGCAAAACCGTCCACCAGAGCCGCGAGATAAGGACTGGCAGACGTGGGGTCGGCGCATGATGTCGTACCTCTCGCAAACCCGTTCTGCGCTGGTTCAGCAGACTGGCGACGAAAGCGCTGCCGATGATGGCACGTTGATGTGGGACAGGGAAAACTTGTATCCGGTCGTGAGTAAAAACGGCGCGTGGGTTCAGGTTGTGTTAGAAGACGGCAATGCCAGCGGCTCAATTACAACTGACCAAACAGCTGTTGCGATAAACACAGCGTACGCTTTAACGTACACTTTATCATCATCTGATGGCATTACTAGCGGCACACCAGCCTCGCGCTTGGTATTCGAGGAAGCTGGTGAGTACATGGTTAGCTTTTCGGCACAGATTTCGTCCACATCCAGTTCAACTGTAAACTTCTGGTTTTGGCCTCGCGTCAACGGAGTTGACCTTGCTGGTTCGACTATGAAAAACGCTTTGCATCAAAATGGCGCAACTCTTGTGGTTAGCCGATCTGCAATACTTGACCTTTCCGCTGGAGATTACTTGGAAGCTATGTGGGCCGTTGACAGCACCAGCGGTTTTCTTGATGCAACTGCGGCAACGGCGTTCGCACCCGCAGCACCGGCGTCCACTATTGCAATAACGAGGCTGCATGGATGAGTGAAGAACTAGCGCGCTGCAGGCCTTGGATTGAGGCAGCTTTAAGCTACAGCGGTGGCACTCATAACTTTGAGGATGTGGTTGTTGGCTTGCAAAAGGGTACGATGCAGTTGTGGCCAACGCCAAAGGGGTGCATAGTAACTGAAATCGTGGTATATCCGCGAAAGAAAGTTTTAAACGTGTTCCTTGGCGGCGGTGAATTGGAGCAAATTTTGGATATGCACAACGATGTGATAGAGTGGGCAAAAGCGCAAGGATGCGCGGCCCTAACCATGACTGGTCGCTTTGGCTGGAAAAAACCATTGGCGAAGCACGGTTGGAAGCCACTGCACACGTCCTATGTTAAGGAGTTTGAATAATGGGAAAAGGTGGATCAACCTCTTCAACGGTTGCAGTCCCAGAGTACATTGAGGACGCGGCTCGGCGCAATCTGACCGAAGCTGATAAAATCAGAAGGTTGGGATTTATCCCTGAGTATGGCCCAACCGTTGCTGCGTTTACTCCCTTGCAGGAAGCTGCGTTTCAAGGCACGGCACAAGCAGCTGGCGCTTTTGGCCTGCCCGGTGGCGGAATGTCAATGCAAGATATTTCTGGTGGTATGCCAGCGCCAACGACATACGCAGGCGGTGTGCGTGGCTATTCCTCACTGCCAATCTATGAGCAAGCCCTTGAGGCTTTTGGGCAGGCTCGACCCGGACAAAAGAGATATGCAGAAAGTTTTTTTATTGACCCGTTTACAGGCGCTGCTGGCTCAAACATGCAGGCTCCAGTTGATTACACCGTAGCGTCCACTCCCGGTGATCTGGGCGGGATTAGCGCTGGTGGTGGCGGTGGCGTTGGCGGTGGCGTTGGCGTTGGCGTTGGCGGTGGTGGCGACACATTCCTTGGCGGCGATTATCTTGGCGGTTCAGAAATAGCTGAAACTTCTCTTATCAATTCTGATTTAACAGACGAACAGTTTTTTGACATTTTTGAATCAGGGGACGGTGTTCCTGCGGTAAGCGTAGGCTCCGATGGCACCACTGATTCTTATGTCACGGATCAAGACCTTTATGGCGCTCCCGGTGGGTTTTATGGAGGTTCAGCAGCAAATGAAACTGCTCTTATTAACTCTAATCTATCAGACGAAGATTTTTGGGATACTTTTGAAGCAGGCAGCCCGGCAGGTAGCGGCACTGGTGGTCTATTCACTGGCGGCGGCGCTGACGGAGTTGGCAACCTTGGCCAAGTGGGCGACTTCTTTGGCGGCATTGGTGACGCGCTAGGAATTACAGATTACAGCGGAACTGGCGGGGGCCTTCTTGGCGGATTGAACGTAACGGGTCCACCAGTGGATAATAAAGTTACCTCATACTCCCACCCGACGGACAATGACAGACCCGCTGGGCCGGGCGACACTGGCTACGAGCAAGCGCAACTTTTGGAAAGTCTTCAGAGCGGTGGAACTGGTATTATATACAAGGATGATCGTCGAGAAGTTTACGTTGACGGGGTAATGGTCGGAAATCCTAAAAGCGCTGAGTCGGCGAGAAAGATTTTAGCCAGAGAACTTGCAAAGAAGGAATCGTAAGATGGCAGGCGGAACAGGAATGCCTACAAGCGCACTAGGCGCAGCAGCAGGCGCAGCATTAGGTGGTAGTGGAACACCCGTTACGGCAGGGGCTATGCCCGCAGGCGGAAAAGGCGGCACAAGTAATGTCACGCCAGCAGCCGCCCCAACGGTCCAGCCAGCTCAAGCAGTCGCGCAACCTGCGCCCACTTACCAGCCAGCGGTCATGCCGCAAGCGCAAGGCTTCAACGTAAACCAAGCATCCGCAAGCGCATTGCAAGGCGCGCTTGGCAGGACTCAGAAAGCCATGCAAGACCCGCTAAATGTTGGAGCGTACGCAAACCCGTACACTAGCGAGGTTATTGACCGCACTCAGCAGGACATTGAGCGTCAGCGTCAGATGGCAATGAACACGCTTGGCGCGCAGGCAACTGCGGCCAGAGCGTTTGGCGGGTCTCGCCAAGGTGTTGCTGAAGGCGTTATGGCTGGCGAATATGGCCGCATGGCGGGCGACATGGCGGCGCAGCAACGTCAGCAAAACTACAGCCAAGCGTTGCAGGCTGCGATGGCTGACCGTCAGGCTCGCCTTGGCGCTGCGTCTCAAATGGGGCAGCTCGGCCAGCAGGCGTTTGGCACAAGCCAAGCAATTCAGCAGCAGCAAGCCCAGCAGGGTCTGTTGCAGCAAGGTATCCAGCAAGCACTTATCGACGCGGCGAGACAGCAATACGCTGGCTACACTGGTGCGCCAGCGCAGTCGCTTCAAGCACCGCTGGCTGCGCTTGGTGTTACGCCAACACCGCAAACTACAACAAATTCCATGCAGCCCGGCTTGTTTAATTACTTGCAGCTCGGCGCAGGGATGGTTCCGAGTTTGGCTAAGGCTGGAATAATTTGCTGGGTGGCCCGTGAGGTTTACGGCGAGGATGATCCAAAATGGCTTCAGTTCCGCGAGTGGGTTATCGGTTATTCGCCAAACTGGTTTTACAACGCTTACAGCAAATATGGCGAAAGAGTGGCAAAAATTGTGGCAAAAGTGCCAGCGCTTAAACTTGTCATTCGCCCGTACATGGATGCCAAACGTAAGGCGCTGGGGTATAAGTAATGCCACAAGGTTTTATCCCACTATCAAAGCAAATGGACTTTCTCTGGAATGAAGTGCAGGGAAAGGAAAAGTCTGGCTTTGGCAAGTT